CTGCGCCGTCGGGCTGGACGCGGGCCGGGTACAGCTGGGCGATGTTGTCGGCCATGTCACCACGCGTTCTTTGGCCGGTTGTAGCCGGGGAACCGACGGCGCAGTGCCCCGTCGGTGCAGCCCAGCTTGCGGGCCGCCTCGCCGTAGCTCAGCCCCTTCTCCAGCATGGCCAGGCCCCGGGACTGCTCGTCCTCGGTGAGCTTGGCCCGGTACTTGCGCTTGGCCGGGGCAGCGTAGGCCGTCTGGTTGACGTTGACGCGGCGGGGCACGGTGGTCATGCGGGGGTCTCCAGGAACTGGTCGAGTGCGCGGCTGGCCAGCGCCACGCTGATTTCGTCGGACAGGGCGGCCTTGGTCATGCCCTCGGTGATCACCGCGCCCAGCTGGCGGGCGTAGTTGATCTGCTTCTGGCTCGGCGGCTGGTTGCGCCGCCAGCTCTGGTCGCGGCGGGGCAGCGGCTGGTCGGTCTCCACGATCCAGATTTCGGCGCTGTCCATGGCGGTGGGCAGGTCGGTCCAGTCCGGCTCCTCGGTGGGGTACCGGCCCGAGGCCGTGACCCAGCCGCCCCGGCGGGTACGGGTGGACATCTGGCCGATGGCCCAGCGGGTCGCGGTGGCCTCACCTACCGGCGGCATGATGTAGTTCTCGGGCATCAGGAAAACGACCTGGTTGTCTTCCATGAGCGGCATGAACGGCATCCGGCCCACGGTCTCCATCCACAGGTTGTCGCTCTTGGCCAGCAGGTCGATGGTCGTCAGGTCCACCGGGCCGGTGCGGACCATCGGCACCTCGGGGCCACCGTCACCCATGCCGTCGTCCACCGGGGGCAGCTCGGCGCAGGCGTAGCACTCACTACCGCCGGTCAGCGCTCCGCAGGTGGGGCACAGCATGTTGCCGTCCGAGTCCACCTCCTTGGCCTCCACGCCGGGCAGCAGCTGGGTCAGCGAGACCAGCCGCATGTGACGGGCCGACCCGGCCAGGTCCAGGACCAGCGCGTCGGTCTTGCCGGGGTGAAGCCGCAGGGCGCGTCCGACCATCTGGCTGTACAGGTTCTTGCTGCGGGTCGGCCGGGCCAGCACCACGGTGTCGCACATCGGGAAGTCGGCACCCTCGGTCAGCACCTGGACGGTCACCAGCGCCTGGGTCTCGCCGCTGCGGAAGCGGGCGTAGATCGGCTGGCGGTCGGCGTAGGCCATCGCGCCGGTCACGGCCTCGGCGGCGAACCCGGCGGCGGTCAGGCTGTCCGCGATGTGGTGGGCGGCGTCCACGCTGGCGGCGAAGATGATGGGGCGGCGGTCCCCGGCGTGCAGCTCGATGGCCTCCACCACGTAGCTGGTGGCGGCCTCCATCACGTCGGCCAGCTCGCCCTGGTGGAAGTCCCCGGCCACGTTGCGTACGTCGTCCAGGGCGTCCAGGCCCTTGATCCGCACGGTCAGGCCGCGCGGGGTCACCAGGAACCCCATCTTGATCGCCCAGGCGATGTCCTTCTCGTAGGCGATCTTCTCGATTACGTCGCCCAGGCCGATCTTGGACTTGCCGTCGCGGTGCATGGTGGCGGTGAACCCGGCCATCTTGGCGGTGCTGTAGCCGCCCAGCTCGCTGAACGTGGTGTGGAAGCCCTCGGCTCCGCTGTGGTGGACCTCGTCCCAGAAGATGTAATCGCGGGGTCCCAGGGCCTCCCGGCGGTGGGCCGTGGCCAGAGTCTGGAGGCTGGCGAACACGATGGGGCAGTGGTGGTCGTCCTCCTCGGCGCGCACGATGCCGATGTGGTCGGGGTTGATCAGGGGGTTGACGGCCAGCAGGTCGCGGCGCATCTGGTCGAGCAGCTCGCCACGGTGGGCCAGGATCACGCTGCGGGCCTCGCGCTGATAGGCGCGGTTGACCAGTTCGCCGATCACGGTGCTCTTGCCCGCGCCGGTCGGGAGCACGACGCCGACGCGGTCGTAGTCCTCCCAGTCGCGCTCCACTGCGTCAGCGGCGGCGGTTTGGTAACCGCGCAGCTCGCGATGGGTTGCTTGAGTCATTTGGGTGCTTTCGGTGGTGTGGTGGGGAAGTGCAGGTGTGGGTGTAGGTGTTTGTTCGGACGGGGCTTCACTTCCCTGGGTGGGGACCGGCCCCGCCCGAACAAACACCAACGTAACCCGAGTCGCTCGGGAACGTCAACTAGCTCTCGATGGCAACCTCACCGGCCGCCGCCTTGAACACGTGCGACAGCTTGGTCAGGCCCAACAGCTTCAACTCGTTGGCGCTGACCACGTCGCCGCTGGCGGCCTTGAGCACCTCCAGCAGGGCGCGGGTCTCCTGCACCTGGGCCGGGGACAGCAGACCCTTGGGGACGGTCACGTTCCGGTTGATCTGGTAGCTGTCCGGCGCACCGTAGAAGGCGTCCTCCAGGTGGTTGACCCGGATGGCCTTGCGGGCGTCGAACCGGGTCGGGGCAGCGTTGCGGCGCAGCTGCTGGGTCAACCAGTCGCGCAGCTTGGTCAGCTTCTCGGGGGACCATTCGCCCCGGTGATTGAGCTTGTAGTCCTCCACCGCCCGGGTGCGGGCCACCTGGGCCTTGGTGTGGTTGGTCAGGGCTGCGTTGGCGGCCTTGATCAGGGCGCTGCGGTTGAACGTCACTGCCATGTGAATCTCCTTGTGGGGGTGGTGGTTACGGTGCCTAGTCGGCATCGTTGATTTCGGCAGCCGCAAGAGCGCGGGCTGCCTCCCGACCGGTGACGGACGGGATGTAGCGGGACCCGGACGCGGTACCGGTCAGGGTCTCAATCAGGCCGTACCGCAGACCACGGTCCACGGCCTCAGCAATGCGGCGCTTCCAGTACGGCGCGGTGTCGTTGCGGCTGCGGGCGTACCCGTCGGGCTGCACGGCCAGGATGATCTCCGTGCGGGTGGCACCCTGCTGGGTCAGGCGGTCCACGAAGTCGCGGATGCGGATAGCCGTCTCCACGACGGGCTCGGGCAGCGGGCGTGCCAGCACGGGGTCGCCTTCCATGGGGTCGATGTGGCCGTTGGGCGCGGTGATGATCGGCGCGCTCAGGTGGCGGCCGTAGCTGTCCTCGCCCAGGTCGTAGCTCGACATCAGCAGCGGCAGCGGGTCCTCCAGCTGCTCGGCGTTCTTCTGCTTGGTCGTCATCAGCTCCAGCGGCTTACCGGCCACACGGCCGTTGCTGTCCGCGATCTGGGTGGTGTCCCAGGTGGCCGGGCGGATCAACAACTCGGAGTCGAGCGCCCCGTTCAGCGCCGAGGACCCGCGACCCGTGCTCGGGTCGGCCTTGCCGGTGTGGTGCACGACGCACACCCCGGCGTTGGTCAGCTCCTTGAGCTTGTCGAACCGGCGCACAGCCTTGCCCACGTCGGTGGCGCTGTTCTCCTCCAGGCCCGCCGACATACGGGCGAACGTGTCGAAGATGACCAGGCCGATGCGCTGGCGGGCGATGTAGGCCGCGATCTCGCCCCACGCCTCATTCTGGGCGTTGACCAGGATGATGCCGTTGCCCAGCAGCAGGTCGGTGCCCAGGTCCTCGCTGTGCGCCGCCTCCCAGGCCCGCAGGCGCTGGACCGCACCGGAGAGGCCCTCACCGGGCAGGTACAGCACCTTGGTCTTGAGCGTCTGGAGCCCCTGCCAGCGCTTGCCGGTGGCGATGTGGCAGGCCATGTCCAGGACCACCGTCGACTTACCCATGCCGGGAGGACCGATGATGCTGGTCAGCCCGCCGTGTTCGATCAGTCCGTCGATGATGTACTCCGGCGGCGGCATGTCCCGCCAGTGGCTGAACGGCGCGATGCGGGGCACCCCGTTGTGCTCGCTGTCGAAGACATCCGGGTCGGACTCTTCCACGTCGTCGGGGTACGGGCTGTCCTTGGCCTGGCGCGGCGTGCCGAAGTCGGCGGGCAGGTCGGCCGGGTCGATGGGCGGCGGCAGCGGGCGCACCACGTCGTCGGCGTAGTGCTCGGCGTCGGCCACGTTGGCGAACTCGTCGGCGGTCGGCTGTCCAGTGCGGGGGTCGGTGGCCACGCCGTCGGCGCGGTGCCCGCCGGTCTCGGCGGCGTCGTCCTCGTCCACGGCGTGCCACAGCTCCCCGGTGTCGGGGTCGGTGACGAACAGGCCCTCCCGGCTGTTGCACGATACGCAGTGCGCCTCGGTGACGACGGCCTGATCCGGCGGGCACGTGGCGTAATGGTCCTTGCCCACCGGCTTGCCGCAATCGGGGCAGTCGGGCATCTGGAAGTCACCGTCGCCGGTCATGTCCAGGTCGCGGGTGTGGCCCTTGGGGTCCAGCCCCGGCTCGGCGGTCAGGTCGGGCAGCACGTCCAAGGCGTCCATGGCCGCGCCGATCTTGCCGCCGAAGCTCACCAGCGCCACTGCCTGGAGCTTGGTAAACGTCGGCGTCCAGCCGTCCTCGTCCATGCCGTCGGTGAACGGCGGGGCGTCGTGGTCGGTCCACAGGTGCAGCGGTGCGTTGGTCTCGGTGTACCGGCCAGCGGCACAGCCCGAGTCGTGCGCGGTGGCCGACTTTTTGCTGGCGTGGTCGCCCGGCGCGGTCCACACGGCGCAGCCGCACGAGTCCGAACGCGGGGCCGGGGTCCAGCCCATCGGCTCCAGGATGCTGGCCCAGCTGACCGTCTCGGCCCAGGCGTCGATGGCGGTGGCCAGCTCGGGATTGTCGCTGGCGCGCTGGCCCTCGGCCCGCTGCACGCGGTGTAGGCCCGCTTTCTTGATCTCCTCGCCCAGCCACTCGGGTAGCTCGTAGACGTGGCCCAGCTGTTCGTACATGCCCTCGGGCCGGGTGGACGGCGGGATCAGCACATACCGGCGGTCCCAGAGCACCGCGAACCCGTTGTCGCCACCCCAGGTCATCGCACCCAGGTGGCGGGGCAGCACCGGCATCAGTTCGTCGGGGACGGTGAACCAGAAGTGGCCGCCGTCGCTGTGGCTCCAGGTGCTCGGGTCGTCCAGGACGCCGTCGTCGCCGCGCTGGCCAGGCGTGAGCACCGTAGGCGCGGGCAGTTCGTCGGAGTCGGGGTCCAGCTCGTTGGCCTCAAACCAGCGGCGCACCTGGGCGGCGGTGTCGCAGTCGACCACCACGACGCCGGAGCCGCCGACCTCCACGGCCAGGTTGACCGCGACCGGTTCGACCATCACGATCTCGCCTGCGTCCTCGGCTTTCTTGGACCAAACGACGGGCTCGGGATTGTCTCCGGTGGTCCACCACTTCGAGAACTGCTGCACGTAGGCCTTGAGGTACTTGTCCAGGGTGGCCTTGTGGTCGGTGGCCAGGGCCAGACCGGCCGGGCTCTTGACCTGTGCCCAGTCGCGGCGACCGGCATCCTTGGCGGCGGCGCTGGCGGCCTTGTCGTCGGCGTTGCGCTGGCGGCTGGTCCGCATGTCGGCCGGGACCTTGGAGTCCGGGTAGATGAACAGCAGTTTGAGACCGAGGTCGGCCGCCTGGCGCATGAACGCGCGCACGGCCTCGTGGTCGGTGTTGTCGATGCCCGCGCCGAGTACGGCTTCGAGCGGCTTGGAACCGAGCATGGTGCTCCTGACTAGGGGGGTTGGGTGTGGTGGTCTAGCTGAACGGGTTGTTGCGGGTCTCGACCTCGGCGGCGATGTCACCCCCGAGCCCCATGTAGCCGACCCCGTCCACCCAGCTGTCCCGGTGGTACGGGTTGGTCAGCAGCCGGGCCTGCTTGAGCTGCGCCAGGGCAATGGCCACCTGCATAGGCGTGATGGTGTCCACGCCGAACGTGACCGCCCATAGCTTCCCGATGGCGGTGAAGTTGTCGATGGCCGACCCGTAGTCGTCCTCCCGGTCGCCGCTCACCAGCGCGGCGGCGGTCTCGAAAATCTCGTCGCGAACGCGCTTCACACGGGCCACCGCCTGGTTCGGGTCCACCCAATCACCAGCAGCCACCAGGGTGGGCGGTGTGTCCCTGCGGCCGGGCGGCGGCAGGGACACACCGCCCACCCTGG